AGGATCTCCGGGCTCACATATTTTCAGCCTGCAATTTGAGTCCACAGACGGCAATGAGTATTTCACGCTTGGAGACGCCATATTCGGTACTCTTTCTACTACTAACCTTTTAAGTTTCTAAAGGAGACACAACATGGCAATCAACCCAATCACTTCATCATTTGTATCAGGGGCAATCCTGACGGCAGCCCAAATGAACCAACTTCCTCGTGGCATTCTTGCTTTTGGTGCTTCCGCAGGGACTTTGCCTGCACTTTCAACAACGGAAACAACACTGGTAACAATCAGTTTTACAATCCCATCGGCTAGAAGTGTTCAAATCGTTGGGAACATCCCTTTAACGGATAACCCTTCAACTACTCAAGCGGTTGCAAACTTTATTTATCAAGGAACAACATTAATTCAAAGGATGTATGAAGCAACTTCTACGGCTTTACAACAGACAAACTTAATGGGCAATAACAAAGTTGTTTTCCTTTCTGCAGGAACTTACACATTTACTTTGAGAGCAACAACTAGCGCAGGCACAAACCGAGTTAATGACTCCGCAACTGACCTACTTGCAACACTTTACGCATTTGATGTTGGGCCTAACTAATGCGTAAAACCCTGATTCTATTGGTCTTTTTAGGGTCGCTCACCGCTTGCGCAGACCGTGAACGCCTCAACTGCCCACCAACCAAAAACAAAGCACTTTCAAGCGTCACCAACACAATTTCACCCGACACAACCACAGCCCCCCGATACGCAACAGGAGCAAAGTGCCGATGAAACCAGACAACAGACACAGCAATGAGGAAATTAAAGCCCGAATAGTCATGATTGTGGCAGTTGGCCTAACACTTTCATTTGTGGGTTCAGTGTTCACAATCCTCTATGGCCTGCTATTTGTGACCCAGCCTGAAAAGATGGCCGAACTCGACGCTGCCCAAATATCAGTGCTTAGCAGTATGTTGCTCACATTGTCCGGCGGCCTTATTGGCTTGCTGGCAGGCAACGGCCTCAAAGATAAACCGAAAGACCCAGAATGAAAACAACCGTTTACACAGTCGGCGCAACCACACCAGTGCTAATTCACAGCACCAGTTTTGGCAGCCAAACCATCTACATACAAGCCACCACACACGACATCCACATAGGTGGCTCTAACGTGTCATCTGCCCAGGGTCTTGACGTACCCAAGTTGGGCTTTCAACAGATATTCCTAGACGAGCAAGAAACTCTTTATGCTTTGGCAGCAACCGGAACAGCCACAGTCAAAGTGCTGTCCCCATCTAACTCATAATGGCTGTCAGACCGTACAGGTACTACCCAGCATGGGATGGCAAAACCACCCAGCCAATCACAGCCAAGTGCCTAGACCTATGCACAAAGCGCTGGAAAGTTACCAACCTTGGCACCTATGTCAATCGCCCCATGCGAGACAAGCCAAACCTGAGCACTCACGCCACTGGCTACGCCATGGACATTGGCCACAGTGACATCAAAGTGCTTGAAGCCATCTGGACATTTTTCGTCACTAACTCCCTAGCCCTAAAAGTTCAGGAAGTGCATTTCTACAAGATGCCCGGCACGAAGTATGGTGCTGGCTACCGTTGCTCTCGTGGAGAAGGCATGGCAGGGGTTGTCAAGTACAAAACCAAAGAGGAAAGTGCTGGCACAGGCGGCCTTTGGATACATTTGGAATTGGAAAAGCAAGATTTGGAACATTTTGAGGCTGAGTTTAGAAGGCTCAAGCCAGAATAAAAAGAACTCCCAGCCACTGTTTGAGCGGTGCTGGGGCTAGGTGGGGGGCGGTAGTTTGTTTCCATTGGCGAAATCCCCCACCGACTTCTCAAAATGTGTATAGTGATTCATAGCCACTCAAAGGGCTTTAACAAAGGAAACATAAAATGTCACGCATGAAGGATTACCTCTTAGAGGATTTACCACTGTTCAGGGCCACAGACCCAGACACATCACGCCAAATAAAACCAATCAGGATTAACAGCCACCGCGGCATCCTGCTGGCTATCTACGCAGGCAACATCAGCGGCCTAACAGACGAGGAAGCAGCAGAAATAGCAGCCTCACGAGGCCACGTTATAAACGGCTACTGGAAGCGTTGTGCAGACTTACGCAATCAAGGGCTTATCCAGGACTTAGGAGTCCGTAAGACCCTTAGAACAGGCTCTCAGGGCATGGTATGTGCCGTTACGCGCTTTGGTCTTGACATTGCAACGGGTTGCTATGACTGACACACAGTTTATATACAGTTTTATAATGGGATGGGTGTCCTGCTGGCTATGGCTAAAAATGATGGCCAACCGACCATGATTCCCACATGGGGGTATCGCCAGTTAGTCTCAAAGGACAAGTTATTGCTCGTCCAAATCTTCACGGATTTGGAAACAGGGGAACACCTGAGAACTACCGTCTCGCAACGTGCTGCACTGAACGTGCCCTTTCGCCAGTGCGCAAATCTACAGGCCGCCCAGATGTGGGTCTGCTACAGATTCAAGGCTCATGGGCTACTGTGACACGGGCTGTCTGTAAGAAACAAGATGTAGTCAAAGCACTGCTTAACGCTGAGTGCAATGTCAAAGTGGCTAGATACCTCTACGACAATGGCGGTTTAGGCCATTGGCGTGCAACCTCAGGAAAATAACAAAGGAAACAAATGGAAGATTACGAAATCAAAGATAGGGCAGTTACTTGGGCTGGCAACAGGTTCTCCGTGGCCGAAGAGATAGCGCAGGAATACGCAAATCATTGGCTAGAAATACACGATGACACCGCTTTTACTAATGAGGAATTAGTTATGAAAATGTTGCCTATGGCTATTGACATTCTCAAAAAGCACCCGGACTTCACCAAATCACGCTTGTGGGGCTTTTAATGGAAACATCTACAGGCGAGTTAATTGCCAAACTAACTAACCTCAGCCACAACTTGGCATTGGAACTTCGATTCAAAGAATCAAGCCTTGTACTAGAGGCTGTAGGCGCTCTTCATGCCATCCCATCGCTAGCGGAAAAGTTGCGAGATTCCTGGCACCCATCACTGAACACCAGTGGGCCATCTAAAGGTTTGTCATACCTCTCGAGCGTTCAGTTGGCTGACGATGAGTCTTGAGTACACGCACAACGATGACGTAGCAGACATGATTTACGCCAAAGAGCAGGAAATAAAACTGCTTAAAGAGGCGTTGCTACGCATCGAGACAGAGTTAAACCGCATTACAAATGAGTACGCCCGTGGCCTTTAACCTTGACGATTACGAGCCCGTTGCCAGCAGGGTCAGTAAGTTTTACGACGCTCACCCTGACGGTCGCATCATTACAGACCTAGTGCATTACCTGTCAGACGTTGCAGTGTTTAAGGCTGAGATATGGGTAGGGGATGTTCTTGTGTCCACAGGTTGGGAAGAGGAGGTGCGTAACTCCTCGCACATTAACAAAACTTCCCACCTGGCTAACGCGGAAACAGGTGCTGTGGGCCGCGGACTCGCTAATTACAACCTGGCTGGTAGCGACCCATCGAAACGCCCAAGTAGGGAAGAGATGGGCAAAGTCCAGCGCATGACCCCATCAGGTGACGGCACAATCACTGAGAACAGCAACCTTGCTACAGAGAAACAGCAGAACATGATTCGTGCTGTATGCAAATCCAGGGGCCTTGTGCCACCGCACAACCTCCAAAGTTTTAGCCGTCGTGAGGCTTCGGCCTATATTGACACCCTCAAAAATGGTGAACAGCCAGCCCCTACTTATGATTCACCAGAAGAGCCGTTTTAATGCTTGATTTCTTTAGTCTCATCATCATGCTTAGTGCAGTGTTCATGTGTGGCTTCATGCTGGGCAAAGACAAACGATGATTGACATAAGCGAACAATCATTTCTGCAACAGATAAAAGCCTTGGCTTATCTTCATCATTGGACTGTCCACCATTCTCAGCCGTCAATGACTAAGACCGGTAGATATATAACTACTGGCAGCCCTGGCTTCCCTGATTTAGTGTTGGCTCACGAGCAGCGCGGTCTGATATTTGCCGAACTCAAAACGTCTAAAGGCAAGGCCAGTGAGGCTCAACTGTCTTGGTTGCGTATCTTGCATCCTCATGCTGAGTGTTATCTATGGCGTCCAGCCGATTTGACTTTCATTGCTGGCAGGTTGGCATCATGCTGATAGTGGCCTGGTATGTACTGCTAATGTCCATCGGCATTGCCATCCTTGCAGGTGTCCGCAAAAACTGACGCGTCTCTACAACTGAATACAACCATGGCCACATAGGGAGTTGAACTCTGTTGGTGTTTACACGGGAACGTGGGTAGTGCA